ACCTTCTGGAATAACTTACAAAAAAGCTGTGACAGTGAGACACCCCTACGTAACTCCTGTGACTAACAGGCGGTAGGGTGACTCAGGCCCGAGTGCCAGCGAGTGCCACCCAAGCGGCAACAAAGCTACCTTTGACTACCTTTGACTACAGTAGAGCTAAAACAGGCCAAACACCCCTACAATTACTACAGGCTACTACAGGACAAATCCGATACGCTTGGACAGGGGGGCAGATTAGGCCCTCTCGGCCACCCCTCGATCGAGGGGGTGTGTATCGCTGGCCTGTGAGAGCGACGCGCTGGGGGGCCAGGGTGCCCGAGGGTGGGGGTGTGTATCGCTGACCTGAGAGAGACGCGCGGGGAGCCAGTGTGCCCGAGGGCGGGGTGGGGTTAGTCCGTGGCTTGGGCGCGCGAGTGGGTGTGCGGGGCCCCACCGACAGAAATTTTCAAATTTGGCCTTTGGCATACCCCGTATGCCTCAATAGTAACATGTAGCACAACACACACACCATATGCCTTCTAAAATAAAATTTTTCAAATTGGGGTATAGGCATACTGCGTATGTCACCCGATCCACTAAACACACGCTATTGCAATATGTGGCATACGCGGGTACAACTTCACACCATGAGCCAAGAACTCTCAAAGCTTCGCCCCGCGATAAAAGGTTTAGTCGAAGCCCGGATGGCGCATGTCTATGACCGCGCCCAATTCGATATGGCGGATTGGATAAACGAAGTCCGAGCCCTTGCCCAATCGGCAACAATGGACGGAAGCTACGGCACCGCCCTCGACGCCTATAAAGTTCTCGGCCGCCACATCGGCGCCAACGTCGATGAACAACACAACCAAACAGCTTCCCAACATGTCCACTTTCACGGCGAAGGCGCGCACCCTGTCAAAGAAGCCTCCCAAGAAGACCTCCAAGCTCGGCTTCATCACATACGGGCTCAGATATCAACGGTAGAAGACGGAGATGATGATGACGAAGATATCACAGATCTACTCGCCTAATAAACCACTCCAAACGGTCATCTTGGACGCTGAAGCGAATGCACGGCTAGAGGTAAACCCAACAACCCACATCATCCCACCCCTCACAGATCCGTGCGGCATCCTCATTGACCGTCTTGTTATTCGCAAGAATATCGGCTACAGCCCAATCACCCTCTCTTGGCTCCGTTCGCTCATCTACCCTCGCGTCACCTTGCATGGAGAGATACTTGACGAACGCCCAATCACTTCTTGATCTTCTCGATGTAGAAGAAGCCAACCCGCTTTACCAAGAGGCCCTGGAGATCGAAGCCGAGATAATCGAGCGCGAGCTTGCACGGACCGATCTCTACTATTTCGTCAAACGTATGCAGGATATCGAAAGCCCGTTCCAAGACGGGTGGCACATCCGCGAGTTGTGCGATGTCTACATGCAGATGGTCGAAGCGGTAATCGACTGCACTTCTCGCAAAAAGAAAAAGCGTCTTGCTGCCAAATACAATCTTCGCCTTCGGCGCATCTTGGTGCAGATGCCGCCACGCCATGCAAAGAGCTTCGTCACATCCAAATGCCTCCCTCTCTGGTTCCTTGCTAAATACCCAAACAAAGAAGTAATCGTAGCCGGCTACGGCCAGGAGTTCATCAATGACTTTGGTAGCTGGGCAGAAGGTATCGTGGAGCACCCCGAGTTTCTCGCCATCTTCCCGGACTTCAAAGTCCGCAAAGATAGTAAGGCAAAAAACCGCCTTGTTACGCCGCAAGGCGGAGGCGTCAGATTTGCTGGCGCTGGCTCGGCAATCGTCGGACGCGGCGCTCACCTCTTTATTGTCGACGACCCCATCAAAGGTGAAAAAGACGCTGATAGTGAAATTAGCATTGAAGACCTCTGGAAATGGTATTGGGGTGTAGCCCGTACTCGTCTCCATCCAGGCGGGGCCATGGTCGTCATGCACACCCGCTGGAGGACAAACGACCTTATCGGCAAGCTCCTCACCCAACAGGATGACAAGAAAACCCCACCTCAGAGGCGCTGGCAGTTCTTCAACTACCCAGCAATCGCTGAGGTAGACGAGAAGCACCGAAAGAAGGGCGAACCCCTCCACGGGGCACGCTATGACCTGGAAGAGTTGGAAGAGCTACAGGATAACATGCCTGAACGCCAGTGGCTTGCCTTGTACCAACAGCGACCCGTTGCCGAAAAAGGCAACTTCTTCAGCCGTGATCACATCCAACTCTACAATCCTGCGGACATGCCGCGGCTCCGAGACATGCACATCTATATCCCTGGCGATTACGCTACCGGCACCAAGCAAGAGAACGATTACACCTGCATCTGGCCTTATGGCGTAGACCGCCACGGCAACATCTGGTTCCTCCCAGACTTCTTCTATGACAAGTGCGATATCGGCAACTCCTGCGATGCCCTCTTCGATATGCTCGAACGCTACGAGAAGCAAACGACCGTCATGCATGTGGCGATGGAAGCCGGCACCATCCGAAACTGCATGCAGCCCCTCATAGACCTGCACAGCGCCAAACGGCGGATCTACCCAACGGTGATCAGCCCCCCAACGACACACGATAAACGCGTCATGGCCCGGCCCCTGCAAGGTATGTTCCAGATGGGTAGAGTCTTCTTACCCGATATCCAACGGACGCATTTCTACGCTCTCCCTCAGCTCCTGGCATTCGACAAAGGTGAGAACGATGACATCGTCGATACCCTCGGCCTAGCGGCTCGCTGCGTCCGCGATAACCTTTCAGCCGTACCGGTAGGCATCGACGAAGATGCCGGCTTAGAGTACGAAGACGAAGACGAAGATTACGACACAAGTGAGGGGTGGACCTATGCCGACGTTTTGCGCCGTACAGATAAAGCCGAGCCAGAGCACAGTGGGCCGCCAAGCCTCTTCAGCGGGGACTGGTAAAGTCATACTGGCTTTCGACGACAGCGACCAAGGGGCGTTCACCGAGCATCTTGAGTACCGAAACAAAGGTGGCCGCCTCCAGGTGAAAGGCGCCGTGTGGAAAAGGTGGAAAGATGCGACCGAGTATTTGTGCGGGACGATCTGCGCGTTCCGAGACGGCGATTGCTACAACTTACGACGCGACAACCTCAAACCCGCCTTAGATGCGTGGCTTGGTTGGAAAAAGTACACTTAGAGGTAGGGGTGTCTCAAGTGTCACAGCTAAAAACGGGTGGAAAATATAGCCTCTGGACACCTGTATCCCCCTTTGTGACTTTTTTCCTTGAAATAATAAGAGGGGCACAAGAACAGACACTAATGTTTTCACCCGAATATAGCTGTGACACCTGTGACAGCCCAACCAGCAAAGGAGGCAGCTATGTCTCAGATCATCAGTCTTACCGCCGGCGAAGAGAACTATCTTGTCGATAGCCCTTTCCAGCCTGAACAGCCTGTAGCGGCTTTCACCGCCACCGCCGACAACACCTTGTACGCCGTCAACAGCCCCGGCATCAACGCCCTGCGCCAAGGCCAGGGCATCGACAACTCGGTTTCTAACACACAGAAGGTGCTCCGTATCGGCCTTGATGGCACCACGGTTGCCTTCAGCTCTGCCGACTACGCTGCGCTTGCAAACGCGCAGGTTGACAGCGGCACGCTCGGCGAAGACGACAAGCTCCGCGTCGTGGCTCGCATCACCGGCAACGGCCAACAGCATATCAGCCTGTTGAACCGTGTCGCTGCCAGCGCCACCCCTTCTGCCGGCGAGTTCAAGACCTCGGGCTCTGGCCCTATTGTCCTCACTCTCGGCGATGCTGGAAACGAAGGCAGCGTCTTGGAGATCTGGATTCTTGACGCGGCTGACATCTACAGCAAAGCCCTTGCTGAAGGTCTGCCCACCGAAGTGAACACCAAGGCTGTCTGCCTTGTGGATGCTGGTGCAGCCACCCTGACCCGTCTTGTGAGCGGCGGCAGCTAAGCTAAACCCTTACCCCCTGCCCGTACCTCGGGTGGGGGGCTATTCGTTTTTTGCTTAGTGAGGGGGGCAGTGTGACTGACGGGAACGGCCGAAGAAACTCGGGAGAGTTTGAGCAAGGAGCTATAAGCGCCCGCGTTGGTATGCTCGAAAGGCAAGGCATGGAGGCGAAGACAGAGCGCAAGCAGATATACGAAAAGCTCGACGAGATGGGTCGCACCACGGCCGTCATCCTGGAGAAGGTAGAAAAGCAAGGTGCTGCTACCGAGGCGTATATGGCGCAATGTGTCATGTGCAGAAGAGATATCGAAAGTCTCAGGCATGAGGTATCGACCGACGTTATCAAGCGCAAAGCTCGCGGTTCTGGTAGTGCTCTGGAGGCGGCCAAACGCGCAGCCGAAGAGGTCATTGAATCCCGAATACCACAAGCGCAGCCAAACGAAGATGACAGCATCTTCAAGCTCTCTGGCCAAGGCCTAAAGCTGGCGTATGTCAAACTGATTGAATATGGTGTAATCTTCGCCATCCTTGGTGGTGCCGCTTTGGCCTATTCAGGAGTTTCAGGATGAAGACCAACCCACGCCTAGTCCTAACCTTCACCGTTTTACTGTTCGCGCTGTGCGGTTGCACCACGAGCAGAGAGTCCAAACAAGACGCTGCAAACGCTATCGCCGGCGTTGATGCCTTAGCGGAGATTACGCTCCCTGGGCTCGACCGCGTAGACGCGGCATTATTCGCCACCATTTCAGACGGCATAAAAGCCAATATCGCAGCTGCATCGAAGACCAAGCAAGTTGAGCTCCCAAGTCCGAGCACATCACCGCTCGGCGTAGTAGCTCAGCCCGAGACCTACAGGGATGCAGCCGAAGAGCGCGAAAAAGCGGCGACTGAAGGGGTCGCGTGGCTTGCTTGGCTTGGGGGCGCAACTGGTATTGTTTTGGGTATTTTGAAATTTATCCCTGGCGCCCACCAACCCCTTATTCCAATCGCTCGGATGATGTTCGAGTCTGTCGCAGATAAAAAATCCCGCGAGAAGGAAGAACAGCTCGCTATCGCTGCTCGGACAGTTATCCGATGTGTCGAGCAATATGACACCGAAGGCGTCATAAAGCGCGCTGTAGCGAAGAAGCTATCCTCCAGCGCAAAAGATGTCGTCGATGCATACCTCTACGAAGAAGGCCTCAACCTATGACCCTGTACCTTATCGGCCCTGAAGCTGACTTGATCGCCATCGAACGGACGATCTGGAACGGGAACATTCGCGCTGTCGCCAACGGGTATTGGGGCGGCGAAGTGAAGAACGTGAAGACCTGCGTGAAGCACCAGATAGATGACCTAGCTGATGACGACCTTGACGACCGTGAGGCTTACCCCCTCTTCGGATACCGAGGGCACGAACTCAATAGCGTCTTCGGGTTCACGACCGCATGGGGCGCCCCACAGGAAGGATCCGATGGGCGATACGCCTTGGAATCGAACGAACACCCCCGCATTCGTGATCTCCTATCTATTCTGCTTGATGCGTTCCCTGAAGTTACCGAGGAAGACATCAACTATGACGAGTTCTTCGGGGCGGAGGACGAGGTATGAGCGCATTCTCTTTCGACGACATCCCTTTGGCAAACCGCGTCGCCCTTTGGCGCGCAGACGATGCCGCGTCCTTGACTAGCGCATCCACGAACGTGACCGCATGGGAAGATGTGTGGAACGGCGACATCCTCGCGCAAGCAATCGGGGTACGCCAGCCGACCTATGATGGATTCACTGTCGGTAGCTTCCCCGCCGTGCGTTTCGATGGGGCTACCGACGAATTTCTCTCCGAATATGCGGATGCGCCGGCGACGATTGATGCGTTCCGCAATCGTCAGGTGGAAAGCATCAGCACCTACGCCCTGCTATTCACGCACAACCGTGAGTTGCGTGCCAGCGTGCAGACGGTCTTCCTGGCGGAAGGCCCTACCAGTACATTCACTTTGAGTTCTAAGGACTGGAAGCTGGATACTGAGGGTCCAATCCAACAGGTGAACGCGCGGATTAGCAGCGGCGTTGTCCGAACAGCGAACTTGATCATTGACTATATCGGTGTCGGCGAACTCGCGCTCGGGGCAGGGTTCCTCTCAGCAGAAGGCCCCGCGCAAGCGAACATCCATGGAAACCTAAATATAAGCGGAGCATCAGACGCCACCGTGGCGACGGACATCAACAGGCTTAAGATGGGTACGTCGAACCCTATTTATCTCGCAATTACGCTGGTCGTAAAAGGTGAAGACTGGGTTCCCGACACAGACAATGGGCGGAGGATTCTTGGCCTGCTCGCACACATTGGCGGTACTTCAAAGTACCTCGGCCCTGACAATCCCTACCAAGACGGACCTCCCCAGCCAGAGGGCGGCAACCCTTCAGCAACCTACAACTACGCGGGTGTCCCGGGCTTACGTCTCGGGCTTGGCCTTGGCGTAGGGGCACAAAACACTTAGGAGCCTACCATGGCAGACGTATTCACGCAGGCAGCAGCAGCGCAAAAGGTTGTCCAATCGGCGAATGTCGAATGGGTTTTTGTCGATGTAACTGCTACCCCCACAAAGATCATCGACCTCATCATTGCGGCAGGGCTACACACACGGCTCGACGTAAACGAGGAAGATCTTAAAGCAAACATCGTTGCTATCTCTATCCTCCCTCGGACAGGTGACGTTCGTTTGCGGACGGAGAGCGCGGATGCGTCGAACTTCCGCACCGTGGCGGCTGCGGATACCGGTTATTTCCCAACCGTTATGGTGTGGGCAAAGCATATCGACATAGACACCCCCGAAACGATACAGCTTGAAGTATTCCACGAAAAAGCCGTTGTAGAAGACTAAGAGGTAATCATGCCCGAGCGTTACGACGACGACGAAGACAAAGACTACGAGAAGGAAGCCCGTGACGAGGCTTCTTTCATCGCCGAATTGGAGTACCACATCCAGATCCCGACGGACTTGGAAGCGGACTATGATCGGTGGGACGGTCTTCGTCGATACGTGAGCAACCTCGGCCACGGTCGAGATACCCCGGATTGCGTTTCGACCAACTTCTTGTTGCGAACGCAAGCGGCGGTGTTGGCGAACATCCTCCCGAAAGACCCCGTCCCGGTCATCGTACCTGACGAGGTCGTCCCTATCTCAGAGCAAGTTCCACCAGAGCAGATGTCCATGGCGGTGCAGGCACTAGGCCCGGACGCCTTCAACGACTACCCCCATGCGTGGACAGTATTCACCAAGACCCAAGAGCTATGCGTGAAGAAGCAGCAAGCCTTGGCGGGCTTGAACGCAGTCATGCGCGGCATGGCCCAAGACGCACTCACCTTGCCTATCGCATGGGTCAAGATGCGGTGGATCGACGATTATAACCTCGATCCAATCGGCATGCGGCACGAGAGCACCACAACCACTATGGCCGCCCGATATGATTCGCTCAAGGCTTCGTGGGACGATGGCGACTTCGACGACATGGACTCTCGGCATTACGAGATGCAAGAGCTGAACCGTATTTTGAAGGACATCAAACTGGGAGAGTTGGCGCTCGATCTTGCAGAACGCCCCCCAGAACCAAAAACGGATCTCTACGGTACTCCGATAGCCGAAGACCCTCGCCAAGAAGACATGGCGGACTTACAGAGTGAAGACCTCCTATCCACCGGCGCGTTCATGTCGGTGCCTCATTACCAGGGCTACATATTTGAGTCAGTGGACGCGGAAGATATGCGTTTTGATTGGCGCGTAACGAAGCCAGAGGATATGCGCTTCGCCCGGTGGCAGGCCCAGAGGGTCTTCATGCCCCCCGAAGAAGTGATCGACGAATGGAGTCTTGATAGCGACAAGGCCGACAAGATCTTGCGCAATTCAGCCCGTTTTGATTCTGCTGGTTCGGCTGTAGCCCCGGGCATCATGACCAAAGCAGGGGACGACGAGCGCAACACCCACACGCATAACACCGGTGGTGATACGGCAGGCCCGTCTGAGGATTCATCCAGGGGCGCTTTCGTGGCGGTCTGGGAGTTCTGGGACCGTCGCAAAGGTAAAGTGTATCGTTGGGCTCAAGGGAGCTGTGTGCTGCTCGACAGCTTCGTCCCAGAGGGAACACCTCGACGGTTCTTCCCATTCTTCGCGCTCCAGTTCAACCGCGTCACAGGTAAGATCTTCGCCCCCGCTGACAGCGAATTGCTCAAGCCGCTGCAAGAAGAGCTCAACATGCTTCGCACGCATGACCGCGAAGCGCGAAAGAGCTCGTACCCACGTTACATGGTAACGAAGGGCACACTGAGCAAGCAGGCCAAGCGCGAGATGCGCAAAGCTGTGCCGTACTCCGTTATTGAGATCGACAAAGCAAGCGATGTAAAAGACAACATCTTCCCGCTCATCCCAGCAACATATAATCCCCGGCTCTATGACGGCAGCTTAGCCCGGCAGGACTTTGAAGCGATGGCGGGGCTGTCTCAGGCAAGCCTGGGCATCACAGGGGGCGCCGGCTTAGCGACTGAAGTGGCGACCGCAAACCAACAACTCGGCGTGCAATCTGCCGGGCGTAAAGACACCATTATCGGCGTCTACACTGAGATCTACGAGGCTATGGTGCAGATGAACAGCCAGCGCCTTGGCGAGGACAACGCGAAGGCTTTAGCCGGCCCTGGCGCCACGATGTTAAGCGGGCAGCTCGAACGGTCTCAGGTGCTGAATAACTACATCATTGGCATCGAGGCTGCACCTTCTGACGCAGCCGAAGAAGCCGCAAACCTCAAGAAGTGGATGGACACCTCCACCGTTATCGGGCAGCTTATGCTCCCCCTCAACAAGATAGAGCTGTCCAAGCAGTTCCTGCGGGATATCGGCGTCCGCAACAACCTATCTCGATTCGTCGATGTGGGCATGCTCCTGGCTATGGCCACCGCCCCAGCGGAAGGCGCGCCACAGCGAAGCGGAAACGCGAACAAACCTGCGGGAGGCCGCCCTGACCAGCAAGCCAGCGAAGGCGCTGGTGGTGGGCGCCCCCCACAATCGGAGCAACCCGGCCCCCCATCACCTGAAAGTATTCCAAACAGACCGCAAATCTAGCCACAGGGCCAAAAAAGTGGCGTAAACTCTTGACCCAAACGAGAGGAGACTATATCATGGCCAAACTTCAACACAGCGACGGGGTCGCTGAGGACGTTGATGATCATATCGAAGACGGTGACAACAGGGTTGTCGAGAATGCCGAAGACGATGGATCTTTGAACAACGATAGCGAGGAAAACCCGCGAGCAGCTTTCCTAGAGCAGTTTACAACTGAGGAAAGCGACGAGAACGCTGACATCGCTAAGCACCTCCCCGACAAGGACGAGGCTGCTGAAGAGGATGAAGACGACGAGGCTGAAGAGCCAGACGTTGCCGACATCGTTGACGATGAAGAGGAAAACACTGAAGAAGAAGTTGATCTTGGTGTAGACCTTAGCGACCTGGAAGACGACGCGGATAGCACTCCCGAGGATTTTGATCCTTTGGTTGAGCTACCCAAGAAAGTCTGGAACAGTATCCCGAAAGAAGCCCGGACCCACCTCACTAATACCCGTCGTTACATCAAGCAGCAAGACCGACGCATGAAGTCCCTGGAGCCCCAGGCTAAATGGACAAATGACGTTCTCTCCCTCGCCAAAGAGTCTGGCGTATCAAACGAGGAGACAGTCGGCTGGTTGAATCTTGGATTCAAAGCAAACCAAGGTGACGAAAAGGCTATAGCCCTTATCGGCCAGATAGCCGAGCAAGGCGGGTACACCTTCACAGGTGGCGAACAACAGCTCGACTTAGAGCCGGTTCGTAAGGTGTTGGATGACAAGGTGAAAAACTGGGAACTCGACCCCGATCTGGCCCGAGAAGTGATGAAAGTCCTCGAAGACCAGAAGCCGGCCCCGAAGGCAGCTAAGACTCCTACTCAGCAGCAGCAGCAGCAGCAACCACGGCCACAGCAGCAAAGAGACGCTGTCGCCGAAGCCGCCATGAGCACGATCCAAGAGGCAGACAAACGCTTCTCGGACAAGTTCGGCGCTAAATGGCCAGAGCTGCGAGAACGTGTTCGCAATGCGGTAGTGCTAGAGCAAGCATCCAATCCCGTCGGCCCCCAAGATTGGCCAAAACGGTGGATGCAGATTGCGAAAGCGGAGGCTTCTAAATACCTGAAGCGATCCGAGCGCTCAAAGCTACGCGGTAACTCTGAATCTATCGGTGCAAGTTCGATTGGTGGACGACGGAAAGGCAGCAAAGCCAACTCCGACGACCCCCGCGAAAGTTTTCATAGCCAGTTTTCATCCTGAGCCGTTCGGCTGTTCAGGTGACTGGCATCACCTGAACAGCCAACGGAGGATACACCATGGCTATTGTTACCGAAATCCCTTCACAGGTCGTAGAGGCAGCCGCCTATGCAGCTCATAAAGAGGTCATGAATCGTCGGAGCCCCGACAAGATGGACCGCAAGGCTATGCCTTGGTGGTCATTCACTCAAAATCACATGAAAGAGCGTCATTTCACACGCGGCAAGGTCGTGCAGAAGCTCCAGCGCAATGGCGGTCTGAAGCTCCAGCATTGGCAGCGTAAGGAAGTTCTCCGATTCAAGGAGACTTTCATCGACGACGAGATGGTATGGACCCCCTACCGCTCTCATGTCGGTCTTGAGATCGTGCATGCTGACTTGGAAGATCGCGGCTTTGTCGTGATGCCCAACGAAGAGCGCGGCAAGAACCTGCAAACCAAGATCCCTGCTGCCGATGGCGACATCTTGATCGACTACTTTGCCGGTCAGATTGACGACATGTACAACAGTTGGGACGAAGAGCATGACCAGGAGCTCTTGATCGACGGAACCGCCGATCCTTTGGCCCCTGTCGGCTTGGATGCAATCATGCCTTTGGATAACACCACCGGCACCATTGCAGGCAAAGACCGCAGCGATCCGCTGTTCCGTCACATTGTCATCACCGGTTCCACCACGGGCGCCTCTCACCCTGGAGCGTGATATCAATCGCGGTATTCGTCTGGCTGAAGAGAACGGTCGCGGCATGCGCAGCACCGTTGACTTCATCATGGCCGGCGACGACTGGATCGACGCCTATGTCAACTACGCCAAGGCAAACGGCTTGCGCTACAAGCGCGAACTGGGCGTCGTTGGTATGGTCGATATCGGCATGCCTGACAGCAAGATCGAGTACGATGGCATCCCTGTCATCCGCAACCCGACCTTCCGGGTTCTCGATTCCCTCGGTCTGTACACGGGCACCACTTGGGCCAAGCGTGCGTACTTCCTCTCGTCCAAAACCTGGGAGCTCAGCTTCCAGAAGGGCAAGAAGAAGCACTTCAGCGCACCTCGTGACCCCAGCGACCAGCGTATCAGCCGCTTGAGCCTTGACGGACGCCATGCTTTGATCTGCAAGAAGCTGAACGGTCAGTTCCTGAACACCCTCTCTTGAGGAACTGGGCGGCTTTCAGGTTGGGATGAATGTCGTCCTGCCTCGCTGCCCCACACCGCTTGCGGTGTGGGGCAGTTTTTGTAGGCTATGTCATCTCTCCCGCATTCACTCCTACCCCAACGAGGAACAACCTATGGTCATTAAAGTACCAAATGTGCGAGTCACCATCCCTATCCCAAAGGGGACATCACGTACACTTTTCGTGCCTCAGTACGAAGTCCCGCTCATCAAGGCCAACTGGAAAGCGGCTCTCGGCGAAACCGAGAGGCTGAAGATCGAGCGTCTTCCGAAGAAAGGCACCAAGGCGGCCCGCTGCGAGCATAGCGGCCGAGACAAGTTTGCAGGCATGCGCGAAACCCGAGTGGAAACTCTCGGCGAAGAAAAACGCCGCATGGCCTCGAAGTACGGCACTGACGCGGAAGATGAAGCGAGCACTTTTGATCGCGTCTACCCCGTAAATATGTTTGAAGAGGCGGTGCTACAGATGCACACAGATCTCTTCAAGAACGCGCTTATCGAAGACAAGCAGTTATTCGATAACGATATCTCCGATATGCCTGGAGCAGACGAGGACGACACCGAAGGTGTGATCCAAGATGTGTATGGGCCTGAAACAGCGGATGGGGGTGAGGACGAGTCGGAGCTTTCCGATTTTGACGAAGAAGACCCGGGCGCTGAAATTGACGACGAAGCAAAAGTTGCAGACCTCATCCGTTTGAAGTATGTGAAAGAAGTCACAGCTAAGGCTATGATCGCTGCAGGTTTTGACAGTGTCGAGGAAGTAGCTCAAACCGATCCGACTGACCTGAAAAACATGGTCAAAGGCGTCGGTGAAAAAGAAGCTAAGGCTATTGTGGACCACGCTGTTGAGTTATCTACTGACGAGGAGTAAACTATGGCACTTGCTGTATCGCCAACCTTGGCTGAATTGCGCCTTGCCGTCGCTACCCGCGTAGGCATGCGCCAGCAGGTGCTGAACTCCACGGCGCATAATGACCTTTTAGATGAACAAATCCGCTCGGCTTTCAATCTATTGATAAATGAAGCCGAGTGGGTTGTTCTCCACACCGTCCAGGACATCGACACCATCACAGGGCAACATGCCTACGATGTGCCCGACAATATCGCTATCGGCGACATTGATCAAATTACGGTAGAGAACATCTATGGCCGCGAGCTACCTCTCGCTCCTGGCGTCGCTTATTATGAGCGGAACGCTTTCAAGGTGAGCCGAGGCGTCGGCCCCGACGACAAACCCCAAAGCGCTGAGAGCATCGAAGCGAACTCCTGCCTCCCCCTCCGCTGGGAGATAAGAGATTCGTTGCTGATGGTGTACCCCGCGCCAAACGCCGACGAATACCCCACGCTAAAAGTGTGGGGTAAGGCGTTACCTCGTGAGCCGTATGGCAACGGCGACCGCAGTTTTATCGACAAAGAAGCGCATGTTTTGGCCACAGTGATTGCGCTAAAAACTTTCTGGAAACAAGACTCCAGCAACGACCGCGCCATCTTGGATCGCCATCTGTCCAACATGCGGGCGAAACAGAGTGACGGTGAATCGGTTCAGATCGGCCCCGTTCGCTCTCAACGTTACCCCTCCGGGGGTAATCGGTCTGCCAGTGACCGTGAGCAGTTCTGGCCAGACTTTCAACCTTTCCCCGCAGGAGATAACTACTAATGGCCGCCATCGTTATTGAATTGACAGGACTCTCAACAGAGATCGCCGAATTGGTTTGCGGCAAAGCAGACCTCGGAGCTACAAACGCGGCGGCTATCTGCCGAATCCTTACAGGGGACGCGGTCACTCTCGTTGACATCGAACTCGATACCGCGCCGGCGTTCGTTGCGAGTGGCGATGACTTCGTCGCCGCGAATGTGCCCAAGCAAGGCACGGCTGTGGCTTCAGGGTTGGCGAGTGTGGCACAGATCCTCGACCTTGATGAGAACGTCGTATTTTACGGCGCAGCCACGGTGATCGGCGGGCAGGGCTTCGCTCAGCTTGACAAAGTCGAGATTGAAACCAGCGATGTTGTGACGCTGCAAACTTTGCTGGTCACAGGCCCATGAGCGAAGTGTTCGTATCGGCAAGAGGAGACATCGGGGGCCTTACGGGTCAGGCTGTTTTCGATGTGTACGAGCAAGTTTCTCTCAGTGCTGAAGGCGCCATACCTCCTTTAGGGGGCGAAGCTATGCTTACGGTCTATAGCGGCGGCGACAGGGCGCCCTACGTCACTACAAGCACCAAAGCCTTGGCGGGCATCCACCGCTTTGCACGAGGCCCAGGGTTGCTTGTCGTAGGTGCCAGCAAGACCGCCCGTAAGGTTGTGCTGATCGACCCGACAGGGTTCCGCCGTATCGGCGTCCATTCGGAGTCGGACGACCTCGGCCTCCCGGTAGAGGACGTTCAATCAACGAGCGCCTACATCTTTGCATACCTATTCGATAGCGCGACCAACGACCGCGAAGTGGTCGTCTTGACCAACGATATCGACCTCGCGGAAGTCGCTCGCTTTGATTGCCGAGGGGACGATACTTCAGCTTGGGTAGCAGTTAAAGAATCGGCCGGAATCTTCGCATATTCGGCAGCTTTTGGCGACGTAGTTGTTCGCAGCCTTGAGCCAGGGTTTGCCGAGATTGATACGTTCCACAACTTTGCTTGGGAAACAGCGGCCGCCGTTTGGTTTCGCTATGAACTTTCCGAGCGACCAGAAACTGACCTTCTCGTAGAGAGAAAACACTATCTGTATATCCCCTGGAAGCACACGGCTCGTGTGGGTGTCATCGCCCACCAGAAGCTCACAACCTTTGAGGGGTCTGAGGTTGTGCGCGTAGAAGAGCGATGCCACGCAGCCAGCTCTATCACCCTCAAAGATGCGGAAGCCCCCGTAAGGATCGACAACCAAGGCTCGTCAATCATGAACGGAGGCTCAGTCACCAATAGGGGGGCTATCACCCCTACGTTTGACGGGGCTGTAGAGCTCTCAGACGGGGAATGGCTCACGTTCTGGGGCTACGACAGCGACAACACCGCTATTGCGTCCATCCCTCGGCAAACGTCGGGTGTGACACGTAATCACTTCATCGGATCGGGGCTCAGCGCAGACGCGCAAGACCTGCTCCCTGTGCTATTCGTCGGCGGAAGCTCTCGCGGTGTCATCGCGCTCTTTACTGACGGCCAAGAAGTGAAGTGGGAGCTCCAAGGGGGTTCTGGTGGCGGTGTGGCGGTGACGGATTACGACGTACCACCGGACGAGGACGCGCTCTTGACATTCTCAGGTTTTGTCGTCAAGCAACACCCGGCGACAATGTACAAATACAAGTCTTTCGAGCCGCTCACTGTTGAACAGATCCAGGCTATCCGCTTTGGGAAAGTGACGCTCAACAACGCAGGCCTCTATATTGACAGGCAGGAAACCGTTAGGCACACAGAAGAGCCCAACGACGATATCCCAGGTTTACCCCATTGGTATCCCCGAGACATGGCCTCCCGCATAGAGGGCGGATCAATCCAAGCCCATGCGGATGAGGGGCGGGTATCTCGGTTCTATGTTGAAGGCTTCGAGCGGGAGATCGCTCGAAGCATTCTGTTCAGCGTGCCCGATGCGAGCGTCACCATCTTCCCTGAAAACTTCGCGGAATATGATATCGCTCAAGCCGGCGAAGGTATGGCCCGCACCCAGAACATTAGCGCCGACGGGTATATCGTGGCTATGACCGCTGAGAAGTACACCGATCCTCGCAGCGCGTTCATACGCACGGGCCGTGTGTGGTTATGGCGAAAGAACGACGCTGACGACGGAACCTACACAACCACGGCGCAACTTTCGTCTTTGGACATCCCCGATAGTAGTTGGGAGCCCGACGCCGATAAGATGTTCTTCGGTCGGTGCGTAGCGCCAACCCCTGACGGAACAGTGCTATTCGTCACATCCAAGCGCGGCCCGGGCATCGCAGCGTACCGCATTGACCCTCTCGGCATCCCGACGTATTGGAAGACGATCACATGGCCTGAATACACCAGCCGCCCACAAGGCGAACGCGGGCACGAATGTCGGTTCAGTGCAGACGGAAGATTCTTCTTGCTCTCTACAGGAGGATACCCTGTCGCGGCGACAGTGCCTTCAACTTGGCACATGCTGTATTCTGATGACGGGTGGGAAACGGTCGAGATCCGCCAAGCAGGTATTGAGCGCCCGGATGTGGTTCCCGCCGAAGACGACAGTTTCCAGACCGTCGACTTTGCCCGTGACGGGTCCGCGTTCGGAATCGGGTGCGGCGAGATCAACAGGGCTTACGTTTATCGGACCGAGGACGAATGGCTTACGTTCACGGCGCACCAGATGGACACGCCCTCGGGCATCACCGCTTATGATTATCGAGATGAAACCCCCTCCGCTGAGAAAGTGCTATTTGCGCAGTCTGTGGCCATCGGCCAAGACGGCTTCCGAGCAGTGTTTTCCGCACCGATGCAAAACTGGGACTATGTGGGAGGGGCACCCCTGGCGAACGCAGCAAACGTGCAGGCCTCGCAAATAGGTACGGTGTGGTATTACACCTGGGATCAAGATGCCGAAGAATACGAAGGGCCTTTCCAGCTATTACCTCCAACTGACCTCACCGAATACACACCCCCTATCCGCTATGGGTCGAGCGTTCGATTCAATGGCCCTGGCAACAGGCTGCATGCGGCTTGCTCAACAATCCCGCTGATATGGCTTTTCGGCATCCACGGAGAAGAGTTCAAGAAGGTCGGCGAGATCTTGACAGGGCTCCCTTCTGGCTCCGCTGAGACAAGCTGGCTCCTCACCGAAGACAGGTTCATTATCGGTGCTATAAACTCAGACAATGGCGATAAAGCAAATGTCGGATCTTTCGCATCTGTGAAATATGAGGAGACCCCGTAATGGCCAAAAACAAGCCGGTTGTCATTGATAAGTTCACGGGTTTGGATTTGCGTCGTATTTCTACGAGGTCGGATCAGTCCTCTTTTACTGTTCTGGAGAACCTGGAGTTGACGAGCGGCAAAGGCCTACGGTCCCGCCCCGGCAGCGCCGTCGTCGCTAAAGCCAGCCAACATAGCAAAGGCCTATTCGCGGTGAACGGGAAGCTGTTAGCAGTCGCGCCAGCGGGCTACCCAGCTATCCAGCAACAGGCAACACCCCTGCTCGGGTACATGCTTATCGGCGGGAGCACCGGTTTTGCATCCGATCATATCGCTGAGGTCGTGAATATAGAAACCTACAACGAGGACGAACTCGGCCTCGGAATCCCCTATGTGTCGATCAAAACCAAAACAGGGGTGTACCAGCACCATTATCGAGATGTTGTCCCCGAGCATGATTTAGATATCCCGAACACGCAAGTTGATCTCACCTTCCAACCCGCACCAGGGCTATTGAAGCTCAAAGACAGGCTTTTTACTTTAGCCAGCTCTGACGGGGCCATGCACTATCACCGTATTGGCAACCCTCGGGATTGGACCGCTTCAATTGACACCGACGGGGGTGGATTTGTCCCAGTCTCTCGTAACGCGCCAGGGTCCAAGCAGATGCAGGGTCTTATAAACTTCCGAGATTTAGCAGTTGCACTGTTCGAGGACTCAATGCAGTTGTGGGCCGTGGACACCAATCAAGCCAACATAACGATGGTGGAGTCTTTCAATGGCCCTGGCACCAAGTTTGACAAGGCCTTAGCCAACGTGCTTGGCGATGTGTTCTATTTGAGCAAGGGCGGCTTTCGCTCGT